GAGTTCTATGCTTTTGGCCCTGCTATAAATAATCATGTAACACAATTCAAAGTCCTCCCGGTACAGACAACACACCCGAAAGTAGGTACGCGAATAGTAAACGTCCCGGCCCCAAATGAAAAAATAAGAAAGGTTTTATCTCAATTAAGCAACTTACCTGCAGAAGCCGAAAAGGAAATAAAGGATATTAACGAACTCAAGAAAGAGAACGCTTTATTAAAATCGCAGTTGACTCGATTAAAAAATGAAAAGCCGTTAATAGACCATAGTGCCGTTCAAGAATTGAAAGCAGAGAATCAAAAACTAAAAGCGAATTATACTGAAGCAGACAAAGAACGCCGGGCTATGCACATGTCCATAATGAAAGCAATGAAATTATTTGTTGAATACACGGACAAAATCGAAGGGGATGTGAAAGTAAATATTGTTGAACAGCGTAAATATGAAGAAGAATATACAAGACAAATTCGCAAACCGGCAGTTAAGCAGAATCAATATCAAAACAAACCTCTTAGCATTGGTGATGATGAAATAAAACTCGGCAAATGTGCTTTTGCAGTCTTGAAGTTTATTTCTGTACGTCCGGACAAATATTTCTCTTACGCACAAATAGGCGGAATGACCGGGTATTCTCCAAATAGCGGGAGCTTCAGTAATTCAGTAAGTGAATTATCAACTAAGGGACTGATAGAAAAAGACGGACGTAATCTAAAACTATCCGAAGCCGGTGCGGAATATCTTTCAACACAAAACATAATAGCCGGGGAAGGTGATTATTCGCCGGAGATTTGGTTAAACAAACTGCCGACAGCATCAAAGAAGATTTATGAAGTATTGCTAAATCATCCGGGACAAGAATTCCCGAAAGAAGAGCTTGCAGAAATAACCGGGTATTCGGTAAGTGGAAGTTTTGATAATGCTATTTCAAAATTGTGTGTTCTCGAACTTGCAAAAAGAAATCGAGGAAGCATAAAGCTAAATGAAGAATTGGAAAATTATTAAAAGTCGAGTAACGAAATGAAAATAATAACATTATGGCAGCCCTGGGCGAGTTTCATCGCATGGGGCTGGAAAACAATCGAGACAAGAACTCACGACAGATTCAAAGGTCTTATTGGCGAACGAATCGGTATTCATGCCGGATTAAAGTGGGATAAGGACTGGAAGGAACTTGCTTGCCCTTATGAAGAAAGTTATTTGAATGTAGTGCAATTTAGCCGTACAGAGGGGTTACAAAAAGAATTTATGAAAAATCTTCCCGGAACAAAAGGAGCGATATTATGCACAGCAAGAGTCTTCGATGCTTCTTGGTTATCGCCGCACAATTCGAAATCAAGTCTGTTAAAAATTAATGATGAGCATGAACGTTTTGGTTTGTTCCTTTGCGACATAAAACCGATTACCATCCCCGCAAAAGGCAAACAAGGAATTTGGATATACGGTTAATGCAGATAGAAAAAGTCATACAGTCAAAGCAATATGAGATCCTCCGCGAACACGGATTGATTAACGAGACCGCAGCGCGGGACTTGGAAATCCGTAAGAAGTTCCGGGAACGCAGTGCGCTTGATAAAACTCGCGGCTGGAAAAAGCAAGTAAAGGAACAGCTTGCCGAGGAGTACCATCTTGGTATCAGTGCGCTTGACAATATTCTGTATTATTCGAAAAGGAAGTTGGGCGGGAAACCGATCTATAAATAACGTAATAAATATGAGAAGAAATGGGAACACCTAAAATTTACATCACAAAAAAGTTGTCGGATTTGAGCAACTTTTTATATGGCAAACGCCGGACAAAATATAGAGTGAGGCAAACTGGACTTGGAAAGGAATGGCTTGAATACAAACAATTTTTATCTTGGCATCCAGTACCGACACCTTATTGCAGCAATATTTATTACCGTGAATTTTGTGATGCTTATAATGGTTGGCTGAATAATAGTTTTGATTGGTTCGTAAAAACATAATTGTATATCATGTTGATTGTAAAGAATATTTTAGCCGGAGCGTTATAAACACAAATATGAAATCGGCAATATTTGATTTTATACAGGACAATAAACATCATCATAATTTTACATGGAAAGAAGCGAAGGCGGAAGGATGGAGATGCCAAAGAGTAATATTAGAATACGCCTAACGGTGTTGCAATTGTGCCGCGCCGGGAAGGTAAGCACGAAATAGATTTGAATAACATTATAATAAAAAGAGGAGAAACACTATGACACTATTAGAAGAAGTAAAAAAAATAAAAGTGAAAAGTCAATCACATGATAAAATTACAGATGAAGAAATAGAATTAGCTGTAGCATTCGCTAATAACGAAGTTTCTTTTGCACAAATAAGGCGGGTTATAAAAAAGCAACATAGCCACATAGCATTTAGGATGATGAGTGCGATAAAGAAGGGTGTTGAGGATGAAAAAATTGTTGTTACTCATGTTCGTTAAATATGATAGGCGTCGGCACGAATTGCTTGTTATAAAGTTTGTGCCGGTGTAATGGAGAGAAAATGGCACTAAGAATATTCAGAAGTTTAGATAATAGTTGTCCAGTATGCGGGGATATTTACACAAAAATTAGTGGTTATGAATGGGACGATATAGAAAAATATCATCATAGTAAAAAATGGGGAGCGCGTGAAAATAAAATTTGCAGATATAATAAAATAAAGAAATGTGCAGAGCAATTAGAAGATGTTAGGCGCAAATCTTTATAACGTAGTGAATTTTAAGCCGCAAATAAAAAGGAGATTTTATGTTAAAAGAAGAAATTAAAAAATTGAACAACATTGATTTAGTAGGACAACTTATTTCACACGCCCATACTTTTGGAGACTTTGTTCAAGAGACAAAAGATTTTTCTGATGAGATTATTTGTCGGCTTGAAAATTTTGTTATAGCGAGTGAGCAACGAAGTGATCTTGTGAACGGTGCGGTTGCGGACTTTGTAAACAAGTATGGATTAGATTGCCCTTATTGTGGTGATAATAGTGGGCAAATAATACATGGATATTCTGGTGATAGTTTGGCAGATTTAGAAATGTGTGAATTTTGCTATACAACGCCAAATAGTAAATTTAACCTAAGAAACGATTTGGAAGAATTATTGAAGAAAGCAACCGCATCGCTATAACAGAGTGGCATTTCACCCGATTATGGAAGTCAATTTTAATAACTAAATAAAAAGGAAATACTAAAATGGAAACAAATAAAAATTTAGCCGCCAATGAAAATAATTCGGGTGGAAACGCTGGTTATAAAGATTTTGGGCGGACACAAGAAATTATTAAAAGCAATGAAAGATTATACTCTTTTAATTTTGAAGGGGCGTGCGGAATAATCTTGCCAGAAAAGATAATGAAAAAAATTGCTAAACATCTTGCAAAATATACAGATGAAGTGAAAAAAATATTATATGAGAACAAAGATGATTTACACGAATATAACTGGACGTTAGCAAACAAGATGAACGGGGACAAGATAGAAGTACAGAGAACGATTGTTTATATAACTAAAAACAGAGGGAACATAGATCATAGATTATCTTTATTCCATGCCCCGAAACCGAAATATTTATCAGAGGTGTTTATAGTGAAAGATTATAAAGAAGCAGAGCAGATTGCCGAGTTAGTGTTGGCGGAGGAATTAGCCCAAAATTCTTTATAACGGCTTTGGGCTTAACCGGACAAAATTTTAATGGAGAAGTTATGAAACAAGAAAGTTTTTTAGACAACGAACCTTATACGATGGAACAACTAAAAAAAGAATTTTACGATAGATTCGGAGGACTTGGAGGGGTTAATCCACGCATTGATTCACAATGGAAGTTCATATCGGAAAATTTTGTTCCGGTTGAAGCCATTGTTAGGCAAGGCGTTCCTCAGCCGGTGTTGCTTGCGGAAATAAACGAATTACTTAAAGAACAGCAAAAGATAGCAGATATATATAAAGAGAAAAACTACCATCCTTATTCACAGGGACAAGAGTTCGGCAAATTATTTGCTTACAAGAAAATACAACAACTAATACTTAGCAAGCAATCTGCCTAACTACTCTTTATCAAGATTAGGTGAAACACTATGAAGAACGATGAATTTACTCATTATTATGGTAGTCATGCGAGACATAAAAGAGTTGTGGCACAAAGTAGTGTAGCACAAAAATATCCGCTTGTACGCTCGCGTGTTCCGGCGGATTTGAAAACAAAAATAACAAAAAGAGCTATTGAGTTAAAAAGTAATGAATCTAAACTTACACGCATATTGTGGGAAGATTACTTTAAAAAACTTGACGAAAAGAAAATGCGGGTAGAAATGGAGGGGCTTTGATAACGATAATTAACACTGGCGAAAAAGTAGGCAAGAAGGCGAAGTATATTGTAAAAATTAATAACGAACTGATTACGGAATTTCTACATGACCGAAACGATGGACTTGGGGTATGCCTCTTGGAGGCAAGTAAAGCAGTAGAGAAAAAGAAGTGGATTGGATTGAAGGATTTATTAAACAACGAGCCATGTGAAAGAATTCTATAAAGTAGAACTGGACTAAAAGTTTATATCACTAAAAAGAATGTGGAACTAATCCACACAAAAACTCAAGTTTCGGCAAAAGTCAAAGTGATTTTATGCCGGAAGAAACTACAATCCCCAAAAAACGTACAAAAAAACAAGAACTATGGTGCAAGCTATACGTTTCTAACGGACATAATGGAACGAAAGCAGCTATTGACGCCGGTTATTCTGAAAATTCAGCAAAGCAAATAGCAACCGAGAACCTGTCGAAACCTTACCTCATAGAATATATCAATGAACTTGAAAAACCAATTGTTGACAGACTTGGACTTGATGAGGATTGGGTTCTATCAAAACTAAAACGGTACTCCGAAGCCAACATAGTAGATTTCTTTGATTTCAAAACTATCAAAATCAGTAAGGACGAAGGGAAAAAGAAAAAAGAAACATCTTATATCGATGTCTCATTGAAAGATTTGAAGAAACTCCCTCGTGAATTAACCGAATGTATTCAAGAGTTATCACAAACCGCACACGGCTACAAACTAAAATTAGTTGATAAGAAATCATCAGTCGAAGATGTTGGAAAGCATCTCGGCATGTTCAAAGAATTAATTGGTGGAGAAGTGAATCATAATGTTTCGGGCAAAGTTTACATCATTCCTGCTTTTGGTGGCAATGTTGATGACACCTCAAATACAAAACAGCCAGGTTAATATAGCCGATCTTGATATTGTAAATAATCAGAAGATCGTAAAACCACATCCGGGCGGACAAACGAATTTCCTTTCGACGGATATTTTTGAGGTATTGTTCGGCGGAGCTGCCGGACCTGGTAAAACCTTTGCGTTAGTTCTTGATGCACTTGGATTGCAATTCAAGAACAGTCCTTTAGGTAAGTATGCGATAGAAGTCCCGGAATATCGAGCCGTACTTTTCCGCCGTCAAACCACACAATTAGCTGACATAATCGATGAATGTAAAACCTATTACTTTGATTTCGGCGCCGTATATGTAGGTGGAAGAAAAGGCGATCCGGGTGTGAGCTTTAACTTCCCGAAGTATTATCAGAAAAACGGACACACGTACAAAACATACACCGAGGGAGCGAGGATATTTCTTTGCCACATGAATGATGAGAAGGATAAAGAGAATCATCACGGATTTGAATATCAGTATGTTGGGTTTGATGAGCTAACACAATTCTTACACTCTCAATACATTTACCTTTTTTCACGATGCCGAAGTACGATCAAGTATTTATTTCCGCGTATTAGAGCAACGGCCAACCCGGTAGGCATTGGATTAGGTTGGGTTAAAAGAAGATTTCTTCCTCACATTGAAGAAAATAAAGTCCGCTACTTCATTTCAGACCTTGAAGATGAAAAGAATGTACGGGGAATTGAAGCAAAGAAAGATCATCCTCATGCACTCCCGCGAATTTACATTCCCGGAAAACTTAGAGAGAATCTCACATTAATGGAACTTGATCCGGGTTATGCCTCACGTATCAAAGCAATGGGCGCTAAGATGGCCAAAGCATTGCTTGACTCGGACTGGAGCGCAATGGAAGGGCAGTTCTTTGATTTGTGGAACCAAGGCGTTCATATCATCCGCGAGAAAGATTATCTGACTTACACGCAAATTAAACACCATGAAATAATCGGTGTAATTGATTACGGCAGAATAATGGTGTTATCTCTTTTGTACAAGGACAGTAACGGCAATGTAGTTCTATTCGATCAAATGACGAGTATCGGCGAAGTCCGAGGTGTCCGTGTTGAAAGGACTAAGAAGTTTCTAAAAGTGCGCGGAATGGATAACATTCTCGTACTCGGCGATACTGATATGTGGTTGAAAGATGCCTTTGATTTGGCTAATCAAGAAGCTCCTAACGCTGCTTTTATAAATGCCGGCATAAAATTACAAAAGGTTAGTAAGATTTCGACTGAAGAGAATCGTTATCGAGTTGCTTGTAATGTAGCGATAAAAAACGGGCTTTACTATGAAGTTGATGCTAATGGAAATATCACTAAGCAGCCAAAATTTAAGACTTACGAAAGATGCAAAGAATTTAACGAGACCTTTCCTTCATTGCCTATCGATGAAGATAATCCCGAAGATATAGCCGACGTGGATGACGATCACTGGTTTGATTCGATGAAAATGGGTTATATGGTTATTACTACACCGCGCGAAAGAGAGGAAGAAGATACTCCTCAATGGCTCAAAGAAATGGTTAAAGCACAGAAAGATAAAGTAGAACACGACTTCATGGGAGTGTAGATAATGTACAATCGAAAGAGAACTTGGAAATTACGCGATGAGGATTTGCTATTCGATATTCTTCGGATGCACTCAAATTTATCTGCACAATTCGATCCGCTGTTTGAACAGATGACAAAGTGCTATGATTTCACAGTAGCTGAGTTGCAATGGGTAAAAGAAGTTCGTGAGAAATTACGCAATGAACGCAGACCTGCAAACTCATACAATCTATTGCGGACCATCTTCAACATTATTTTCTCCGTTGAAATGGAGAATAGAAGGAAAGGAGTTGCGAGACCGAGAAGCGGGGGAGATAATCAGTTAGCTCAAACAATTACTCAAACCCTTCACTATTACTTATATCACGCAAAATTTACACGAGCGCAAAAACGTGTATTCATGGACACAGTTGTAGCCAAGTACGGCGTTTATGGTGTTGGTTGGAATTTCAAGAACGATCCCGATGGTTCGTTGGATATTTTCGCTTGTGATCCGAGAGAGTTTATGTATGAGCCGAATTTTGACGATCCTCTTTGGAGTAATGCGGGTTACATCATGCGTAAACATCAACTGTCTCTTGAGGAGGTACTTAATCAGTTCGCGCTAAATGATGAAGAAATGCAGAACGAAATATTGATTGAGGCGAATGCTTTCTTTGAAAGAGACTACACAAAGCGCGATAAATGGATTTCGAAAAAGTTAAAAGCATTATTCTCGGCAGTATATGAAACCGCAACCGGTTACAGTTCAACAAACGATAACCTTTACAAGAATTATCTGCAATGGTGGGATCCAAATACAGGAAAGTTTGATGTATTGGAGTTCCACGAACAACGGACTGAAAGAAGGTTGATGATCCCGAATAATGAAGGGACTAAACTATTTGACATTTCGGATTTAACAAAGTTAGAAAATGGAATCAGTTTCGATAACGAAAAGATTCAAATAGTAAAAAATAATTATCAACTAACCGGGGAGCCGAGAGTAGAACTTGAGAATAGAAGATTCTTAACAGCGTTTGTCCCGGCTTTTAGAATCAAAACAAACGAACAAGCATATCCGTTTGACTCGAAGTATTACGTTTACATCCCGGAATACTGCTATAACTTACACGCCGATCCATTAAAAGCGCAGTCCGTAATGGATGATCTTATCGATCCGCAGAGCCATTTCAACAAAGCACAGAGTTTGAAGCTTGAGTTACTTGGAAGATACGCTAACAAAGGTTGGATTCTTGATGAGAATGCTATTTCCGGTTTGGAAGAGGATTGGAGTAGCCAAAGAATAGCTCCATACAGACGTGTACGCGCGGGTTATATCAACATGATTAAACCCGAAGAAGGTCAAACAATAAGCCCGGACCTGGTACGCGATCCGCTTGAGACACAGCAGCTTATGAAAGTAATCAGTAACGCTGATGATGAAATACGCGGACAAACAAACGCGGAAGTAAAATCCGGCAGGCACTTCATAGCAAAAGAAAAACAGCAGTCAAAGAGCTTCTCATTCATCTTTGATAACCGGGATGCAACACAAATAGCAGTCTATGAATTAGCACTTAGCTTTATACAGCATTTCGTAACACAACAAAAAGTAATCCGTATTACTCAAGACACTAAAGAGCCGTTTGATTTAACGCTGAATAAAGCGCAATACTCATACAATCCAACTTCCGGAGAAATAGTTAAGAATACAATTAACGATTTGGATGCTGTAAGGTTCGACATAGAACTATCCGACGAACCTTATTCTTCGTCGGCTCAAGAAGAACGTTACGCAAAGTTGGGTGATGCGTTCAATGCTGCAGTAGCCGTTAATCCAAAGAAAGCAGATGCAATGCTGCCTATTCTGATTGAAGAAGGAATGCCTTCAGTAGCCGATAAGATACTTGCAGCATGGGAACAGGCAGAACAACCAAGTCCGCAAGAGCAAGCACTTCAACAGCTCGTCGTGCAGATACAGCAGATAATGGCAAAACTCGGAGTAGATGAAAAGCATGAAGATATCAAGGGAAAGAAACTGGACAATCTTGAAAAAGCACAACGGATAAAAGCGAATTCAAAGGCAAATGCACTTGGTATGATTCAACAGCCAAAGAATAATAAACAAAAACAATTAATGTATAACTAAAAGGAGGTCTTTTATGGATGAACAGAATAATCAAGCTGAAGCAGGCAAAGAAGTAGCAAAGCCGAAAGTATTCAAGCTTGAAGACTTAAAACCAGAACGTCAAGCAGTCGTTAAAGAGCAGTTAAAGCTTGGAAGTTCTGAAGAAATTACCGCGGAGGTGAAAAATGTATCAAACTAATTTGGTGTGGCCGAATAGTGGTTATGTCAATTTTCGCACCGATTTTTCTCGCGCGATGGGCGGATGTTTGGGTATAACGGTAAATCATCTTGCTTCTCCAGGAAACGGTGTAAAAATCACATACTGCACAGTCCATTGGCAGTGGATTAACCCAAGTAGTGGAGCCGTTTTCTACGAAAGCGATCATCAGGGTTGTGCTGTAAACTCCGCCGTTCTTGCAAGTCCCTTCTGGCTCAATGTTTTGTCTCCTTTAGAGCCATCACAAAATGCAAGACTAAAAGTTTTCGCGGCTATTTCTATCCAAAGCGCTGATGGTTCACAAAGCTCTTTGGTCTATGCTGAAGCGTTAACTGGCACTTATTCTTGTGTAGCTCCCGAACAGATTACGGCATTTACCCCCGAAAACGCTCCAATATCTCACGTAGCTATGGCTTACTGCGGTTTAGATGCTCACGGCAGCAATACAAGATATGAGGCAGAGTTTGCACGTCCAAGCGGTTCTCCGAGCATATCAATGGGGCAGCAAATCAGTCACTATTTCGTTACTGGAGATATTTCTAATCTTAGAGATGCAAGCGGTAATATCAAGTGGAGAGCGCGAGCCGTAAATGATCAAGGTACAGGACCGTGGTCAAATTGGTGTACATTCCAATGCAAAGAACCAATTACCGGATCGGTTATCTGTTCGGTTAGTCCGATGCCATCAAAGCCGATTCACGGTATTAACGGAAGTTTTTCATGTTCAAGCGGACACACAATAACTTCTTATGCGTGGACACTCAAGAAATTGGTTGGCGGTTCATGGCAGACAATCGGCACAGGTTCGTCTTCAACATACGCTCAAACGAATTCCGATAATCCTTCGGGAATCCAGTACAAATTAGAGCTACTCGTTTATGGTACAAAGAACGGTATTAGCAATAATGCTTCCTTTATTGGTTATTGTAGCTATAATGGTGATGTCTAAAAAGTAAATTCTCTCCCCGGTGAAAGCCGGGGAGTACAATTAAATTTAACTTTCGGAGAGGTTATGAGTTTTGCTGAACTTATCTATAAGCTACACGAATTCTATTTTACAGACCTTTGGCATTTCTGCGGATTGATAATAATTATTCTTGCCCTTCGCGGTTCGATAACGCGGGGACTCAGTAAAGTAGGCAACTTCCTTTCTTCAATTAAGCGCAGATATATCCGTATCACAACCCGTGATAGTATAGCCGAGAAGGTTAAAGCCAATGTTCCAAAAGACGTTCAAAAGTTTGCTAAGATGGATAGAACGGGACAATAAACAATGGCTATTACTGTTACGAAAAATCTTGTAATCAAAGATTGTGATGAGAAGTTTGCCGAAATGGTTTGTTCCTTACACGAGGCATATTCGCGCAATATCAAATTCCATTTTGATGCCGACTTTTCAGGCAAGCAAGAAGATTTCAAATACTACTACTCAAAAATAGATGCTGAAGAATTATTCAAAATAGTTAAAAGAGTATCGGAGAAAATAACAAATGAGCAAGAATATCAATCTTGAACACATACTAAAAGACGTATCGAATAAAGATATAATCTTTGCGGCAGTTGACAACATTCATCCCCGGCAGATGATTGATAACGGTATTTACTTCTTCCCGGATGACTACACACTAAGGCAATTCCGGTTTGGAAGAAAGAATGTAATCTACCTTAACGAAGTAGCAAACAAGAACTGTAAACATTGTTACGGTACGGGTAAAATCGGGGTAAAAGTAAATCGAATAGGTGAAGGGACTTATAGACAAATTAAAAGTCTTATTGAATCTAATCTTGGTAAATCAAACGATATTGACCTACCGAAAGCAATTAACGCCGCACTGTTTGATAAGGATATGGATTTTATCGAACCACTACAGTATTTATTTGATGTAGCCGAGAAAGAACTTACCGACAATAACGCCGCAGAAGTAGCCGAAAGATTTGCTAAGATAATCAAGAACGACTTTGTAATAAAAGAAGTCATTTGGTGTGAGTGCTTTACTGCTAATCTTCAAAAAGAAATAGAGCGCGTAAGGCGTGATATAAAGTTTTCAATTAATTAATTGGAGAGAAAAATGCAAACTGCAATAATAATATCACAAAAAGTAGAGAATATGAACATAGATTTCAGAATAAAACGTTGGGAGACATACCCGCGTTATCATTTCAGCTTAGAGCAACATCGAAAGGTGTAACATGAATAGAATAGAAATGATTATTGACAGACTAATCAAACATGAAATTTCTAAATCGGATGCTACTGAATTAGTCAAAGAACTTCTTAACGAAAGAAGGGATAAAGGCGCTTTGGAGTTAGAAGTCTTAGAAGTTTCATGCAACATAAATGATGATGGTTTTATAAAAGCTAAAATCCCTCGTGAATACAAAAAGCTTGACGAAAAGGGAATTGAAAAAGGTAGTAAAATTGATATATCGGTAGTTTATTAAGAAAATATTTAAGAGGTCATCATGTTAGCGAGCGAACTAATAAAACAGTTGCAAACCGAAATTACAAATAACGGCGATCAAGAAATCGCAATAAAACTAAAAAGCAATGTCAATCATAAATCAATTACAACACACGATTTAAATGATTCTATTGATTGTGTAGTAATTGGTAAAAAGCAATTCATAAGAATTAAAGGTTATGTAAAAGGATTTGAGAGGGCAAAATGAAAAGATTTTACGATTGGAAATGTCCGGCGTGTAAACACGTCGAAGAATACCACGAAGAATTCGAGGATAAAGAAAAAGAACATCCATGTAAGTCGTGTGGTTTCATTATGATTGGTAAAGATAGATTGATAGGCGCACCGCAATTCGGTTTCATAAAGCCAAAGGTTGACATCAAACATAGTGAACGCCGAAAAAGATGGAACAGCAAAGATAAGCGGGACGTGCTGAGTATATAATGGATATATGTTCATACACAGGCAAGATAATCCATACGAGGCAAAAGGCGAAGGGACATTTAGCCCATTTGAAAAAGATACGGCATTATAATGGCGAAGTCTTTTTGTGTAAGCATTGCGGCGGTTATCATATCGGATCAAGTAGGTACAAAAAGATTATGAATAGATCACGGAAACAAACATGAAAACCATAAATGAAATACATAAGTATTGGCAGAACCCAAACGATAAGAACAATAATCCAGAAGGTTATCTCGATAATGAAATTACTTTACGGAGAAGCAAATACTTGTATGAGGTTATTTCAAAACATTTCACGACTGATGTGAAAATCTTAGAACTCGGCAGCAATGTAGGAAGAAATCTCAATTATCTGTACGAAAGAGGTTACAAAAATTTGACTGGTGTTGAGATAAGCGAAAATGCCATAAAAATAATGACCGAGAAATACCCGGATTGTTATAAAAATATTCAAGTAGTTCGCGGCACAATAGAGGATTTCATTATAGGCGTTTCTTCTTTTGATTACGATTTGGTCTTTGCTATGGCTGTATTAGAACATATACACCCGGAAAGCGAATGGATATTTGATAACATGATGCAGTCGTTCAACCATATCCTCACCATTGAAAACGAAGTAACATCTTCAGATCGCCATTGTCCACGAAATTACTTTAATGTATTCGGTAAGGACATGAAGCAAATAGCTGCTCAAGGTTGCGGAACATACAATGGATTCTCCAAAAGATTTGTAATGAGATTATTTGAAGCGAAGGAAATTTAATCTATGAGCTTATTCACAAATAAAAAAGTAGTTCTATGCGGCCCTGCACCGCACATAACGGAAACGAAACAAGATTTTTCCGGCTATGATTATGTCTGCAGACTTAATGCAATGATACCGCTAAGTGATGAGCTGATAGAAGCAACCGGAAATCGAATAGATGTTTGGTATCCCGCGAATCTGCTTCTAACTATGAAACCCGAACTTTCTCAATATCCTAAGATTATTAGAACCACACCGAAGGGAGAGAAGTTAGTCCCGCCGCAGTATCGGTATAAAATAAGCTACATGAACCGACACTTTGATAAACTGAAAGCAAAAGTAGGATGCACTCCTAACCGGGCAGTAAGGGCAATGGTTGATATTCTAAAAGATAAACCAAAACTACTTTACGTTACCGGGATTACTTTTTATAAAACTGGTGGATATTACAAGAGTTATACTTTTTATGAATCAAGCAACGCCGTAACAGTTGAAAAGAAAGGAGATATCGGCGGACATAAACAAGAACCGCAATTCAATTACTTCCTCAAATACATTGCACCAAAAATAAAGATGGATTCAGTATTAACAGAAATAGTAAAAACATTTGACAAAAAATAATCGGAGAGAAAATGATTACAAAAAAGCCAATAACAATAGCAGATTTATTAGCCGAGATTGACCGCCAACTAAAAAAGATGAAGAAGAAACCCGAAGAGGTTTTCCTAAGTCAACTTAATTCTTACTCATGCAATAATGGCGAGTATGAAATTTTAGCAAGTAGGGATGACGGACATATTGACGGTAGATCGCCTGCAATTAGTATTACTCATACTCAATAAAGTAGGAGTTTGTATAATCATGGAAAGCAAAACAGTTGACATCGTTTATCCTTTAGCCGAGGGACTTTCACATTTCAGAAATCAAGAATTAAAATACTCGCTTAGAAGTGTTGAAAAATATGTAACGGGTTTTAGAAATATTTATTTGATCGGTTTCAAACCTCCATTCATCAATGATAAGATAATTCACGTCATGCAAGAAGATCATCCATACCATTGTAAAGAGCGCCGGATAATGGAAAAGTTTTTATTCGCGTGTTCGATACCGGGAATTAGTGATAAATTCTTAATGTTCAATGATGATTACTTTTTCACTAAGCCCGTCGATGCAACAAAAATTCCTTTTTATAACAAAGGTAATTTGTATAACTCATTTATAAAAAGGAAACCGGGAAATCTATACCGGCAATCACTTGAAAATACTTATAACGCATTAACAGAAAAAGAATTTGAAACGCGGCACTTCGATGTGCATTACCCGATGTACTATGATAAAAAGAAATTCCCGGAAGTTATGGCTATGTATGATTGGAATATACGAGCCGGGTATGTAGTAAAATCTTTATATGCTAATTCGTTAAAGATAAAAGGCGCATATCGTGCGGATTGTAAAATTCAGAAATCACACGACAAAAAAGAAGTTCTTGAAAGGATAAAAGATACCGATATGTTCAGTACGGCGGAGATAAGCCGCGCTATCATAACTATACTGAACGATTTCTATCCCGACAAATGTTCGTATGAAGTTTAATTATATCACTAAAAAGAATGTTGAAGTATTCTCGAAACTAAATCAAGTTTACACTAAACACATTGCGAGGTAGAGCAATTGGCAGCTCGTCTGGCTCATAACCAGAAGGTTGCGGGTTCAAATCCCGCCTTCGCTACAATAAAATTTTGATGGAGTATGTTATGGCAAGCAAAGAAGCAAAGTTAAGAGTAAGCGAGAAATTCAATCTCGCCAAAGACGCCAAAGAAGCAAAGATAAAAACCTCAATTGATGGTATCGAAAAGATTGATGGAAAATTCAAATGTGATTTCAATGTCTCCGGGCTTCCAAAGAAAAGTAAGAATGATGATTATTCAGATACTTACCGGAGAATAACAAAAATCTTTGACGATTGGGACGGGCTATCTGCATACGCAAAAGATTTCTTCTCGAAGTCTGATGAAGAAATAATTAACCTTTGCAAAGAAGCATAAAATTAAATTCGGAGAATAAAGACTATGGAAAAATCAGATATTAACTACACAGCAGATGATTTATCACTTGCACCGAAAACAGAATTTTTTGAAGAAGACGAGCGTGCAGAAGTCATAAAAGAACTTTTTGACGATGAGGAAATAGATGCTTCAATCGAACTAATCAAAGAAAAATATGATATGCCCGTAAAGGATACCATATCAGGCGAACCGGAACCCAAAAAAACCGATGAGGTTGAGGATACTTCCGAAAAGAAGCCGGAGGATAAAACCGAAACTGAGAAGAAAGTTGAAAGCGATCAATCTACCGAAACCGACAAAAAGGAAGAAAAGAAACCCGAAGAAGAACCGGCAAAAACTGAAGCGTTCGTTTTAACAGACGAAATAATCCAGAAGCAGCCGGAAGAATACCGGGAAATCCTTTCTAAGTACAAGGATAAGGGCAAAGAAGATTTAATCAAAGCTGCTGCTAATGCAGTTGCTCTTAAATCAACTATTCTGAAAGATAATGAGAAAGCAATTACGGCACTTGCCGAATCTTTCAAAGATCTATCCGATGAAGAAGTTCTAAACACCCTTATTAAAGCACAAGCTGAAGTAGGCGCTACCGAAAAGCCGGAAGTAAAAACCGAGACTCAAAAACAAGATGAAGTGAAAATCGAACTCCCTTCTTTACCGGAAAATGATGAGAGGGTACAATCCATTCTTTCAAAAGAAACAGTTGCACGTCTTAAAAAGAAAGGTTATACCGACATCCCGGAAGATTTGAATTCCGAAGATTATAAGGAATGGGAACGTGATTTACAGGATAAAGGCGGACTTCGAAAAGTTGAGCAATTCCTTAGCGATTTGAAACAAGCTGAATCTTCTGTAAAAACCGAACTGCAAAAAGTTGTTTATGCACAAACTAATTTGCAGAACTTATTTGTTGAATCTCCGGGTGAATTGCTGCCGATACTTACCGATGAGAACTTGCCGAAACTGAAAAAGCTTAATGATGACAGCGCCGGGCATAATAACAAAGTTCTTGAGGAAGAAGTAACATTAATCAATAAGGAACTTGAGAAATTAGGAGTTACTCCCGAAGATTTAGGAATTGACCTTTCATTAAAGAAAGAACAAAGCGGTTTATTGTTCAATCCGGTTCTCAATGATTTAATGTATAACGGGAATCAAAGAGATCCAAATATCATCGGTACGTTGGGTAAAGTAGCCGTATTGAAGAAAGGACAGCTTGTTAAGAAATTCTTATTCGAACATAATCCTAAAATCTTAACTGCACTTGTTAGTAAGCAATCGCAAACATCAAAAAAAGAAGTTGAACGATTGAAAGATGATGCCTTAAATACTCTCGGCGCTTCTAAGAATGCAGGCAAAACAGTAATTAATGCCGAGAATATTCAGAATGTTTATGATGATGCACAGTTAGATAAACTTGCGGAAACAATTAGATCGAAATACAACTAACTAAATAAAATTTTGACAGTCCCGCTAAAGGCGGGAATAAAAACTGTTACTCAATAAAAAGAGGCGGTTATTAGCTCCATTCAAAGGGGTTAGTAACCGCTTCTTTCATTTTAAAGGAGTTTGGAATTATGGGAAGTGTAAATAGTGATCTCAGGATGTACCGCGATGCGCTAAGTCAAAAGATGCGTAAATCGCAGTGGCATCAAATCCCCGTTTGGGGTGAAATGATAGGGCATATCGGCGGAGTAAATGAACATGGTTATCCCCGATCAGTACCCTATGGTTCGGTTCAATCTAAAACATTAAGACCGACCGGAAAAGTAATTGAAGTATTAACCGACTGGAATCATCAAGGTGGACATTCTATTGATGTTCCAATCAAATTGCCTTTGAGCGATGAAGCTATCTACGGCGATAATAATGCTGAAGGCAACGAAGAAGATTTCACTTGGGTTTACAATCGCTGTTTAATCAATCAGATTAGACGTCCTGTCAAAACCCAAGACGGTTTGATGGGCGCACAAGCCATTTCACCCAGAATGCTAATGCAAATCTGGGACAACGTAAAGGACGAATTCATCTCTTACAATCAGAGATGGCAAGCATACGCACCTTATGACGCTTTGCTTCGTGGCTTCTCAAGAAACATTCTTGCTTCTAAAGCAGAAGGCGGATTTGGTGATGTTATCAAACAGCGTTCACACCCGAATTTCTACATCGCCGGTTATGGCAGAGTAGCTTTCAATTCCGATAACGATGTTTATGAAACGGCGATTGATGCACAGCTTCAAAATCTTGGCGCTGATGACGGCTTAACAATGCAAGCAATTCGAAACTTGCAAGTTTACGGTGGCCGCCACATGATGGTTCCTACAACTGCAGGTAACCGTTTTGTTAAAGGCGTTCTTGTAATTAACGATGCACAGATGGCTCAATTATCTGCCGATCCTTTATTCGAAAAAACTCACGTTGCATTAATCACAAAAGAAGGAACTAACTCGGCATTATTCACGGGAGCTTATGAAGCTCACTTAGTTGAAGGCGTTTTAATC